TGATCGTTGATCCCGACAGACTCGCTAATGCTTAGTATGGTATTGAGGCTCATGCTCTACTCGCAGGTACGCCACGCGATGCAGACTGATTAGCCGCCCAGACAGCTTGCTTATTCTTAGACAAGAATTGAGTAGCCGACTGCGTGTCAATCGCATTCATCTGCGCGATATATGGGCCATTGTAGACTACTTGTGAACCACCGAGTGCACTAGATAGTTGATTGTTTGGCACTATCGTTCCTGAACGATCAGGAATAAACATTTCCGGGCCATTTTCACCAACAATAGATGGAACACCAACCGGCGGTCTGCCACCATCGGCAAATCCACCTATTGTGCTATCCATAAATGCTGCTTCAGTTCCCGTTGGGCTACCAAAAAAAGCCATTTTTGCTGATTGGAACAATTGCATAGCTTGCATACGCAATTGGATTGTAATCAATCCTTGAATAATATTGCCTACCAAACTTTTCCATTGAATTGTGCCATTTTTAACAAAATCGGTTAATGCTTGATCCATACTATTCACAACAACATTAAAGCTATCCGCGCCCATCTTGGAATAATTAATTGATTCTTCTTGATACCTGCGATATGCCTCAGACCATCCTTCCGAAAAAGAAGTGCGCCGCCGTTCATCTTCATTAATGGCATTTGTTCTAGCATCAGACAATCTTTTTTCTGCATCAATTTCTATTTCTATTTGTTTGATTCTTGCATCAGTTTCTGGGCCAGCACCTTGTCTACGAAGATCAGCAATCTTTTGCTGCATCTCAAAAACCTTTTGATTGCTAGACAGCATTTCTTGAGCCAATCGGTATTCTTGATTGGTCATGTAATAACGCTGTTTCTCAAGGTCTACCCGCGAAAGATCAAAATCTGCCAAAGTTCTATATGCGGCAATTTCTGCATTAATTTGAACAATGGCTTTATCTCTTGATTTTTCAATAAATACTGCATGAGCCGCTGCCCGTTCATTGGCTTGTTGAACTTTCTGACTTGCTTCAGCATCAATTGCTGCAATTTGTTCGCTAGTCAAACCTCTTTTCTTTAATTGCTCTGCCCTGTCACTTTCAATTTTGGCTATATCTTCTTTACGCTTACGCTCATTTTCAAGCAAATCAACGCTTGATCTTTCAAGTTGAAGGCTCGTCATTTGATTGCGGAAACCTTCTCTTTCAAACTCAAACATTTCTTTTGCAATTCGTATTCGCGTGTAAGTATCTTCAATTTCTTTTTTGCGAGTAGCCTCAATCAATTTTATTTGATTGTATGAATTTTTCTTTGCCGTTGCTTCTTCAATTGCAAACTTGCGGTTAATTTCAATAATTTCATCGCTGGTTATTTTGTCTTTCTTTAATGCCGCCGTTCGTTCTGCTGAAATCTTTGCCAAATCTTCTTCCAGCTTTAATTTAGCTTGTGCAATGTCAGATGCTGCTTTGTCGGTGTATAGCGCATCTAATTTAATACGGCTTTCTCTATCCAAATACCCAAGCATTTTTTGAGCAAGATCATTACGCATTTGCATAATGACTACTGAATCCTGCAATGTTTTTGTATCTGAAGTTACATTTCCGCGCCTGATAGTTCCGGTAACAGTATTTGTACCTTGTCCTGATTGTGCGCCTTGTGACTCTAAATATTTGCCTGTTCCATAATATGCAAGACCTGCTGCCGCTACTGTGGCAATGCCTTTTAGGTTGCCAGACAATACTGACATTGCAGCCATAACTGCTGCGCCTTCTCGCAATGCCACAACCAGTTTAATTACAACAGATGTTAATGTAACAAAATTAGCAACAACAACGCCGGTAACAATAGCCGCCATTGCTTGTTTAAATTTATCAACAGTTTTTAATCCGGTAACACCAAAAAAATCTAAGAATGGCAATGTCATGTCAGCAAACGCTAACTTAAGATTGTCCATTGTTGTTTTTAGGTTATCGGAAATTTCTCCAAACCGCTTAATGCTTTCGGCATTTTTGTCATACGCCGCTGAATCTTTTGATAGTTTTTCCGCAACGCCTTCAATGCTTAACCCAGCAGCACCGCGCCCAAACATTTCTTTGAGGATCGCCACTTTTTGAGTGGTTGTCAAAACACTATTTTGCAATTTCTCAAAAAACTTGGGCAATACATCATTGGGTTGAAGCGAAGTCAATTCTTCAAGAGTAAACCCAATTTTTTCAAATGCTGAAAAAGTTGCGGTAGAAATCTTTGATTCTTCAATCTTAGAAAACAGATTGGTTATCATTCGGGCAGCATTTTCTGCTTTGCCGCCAGAAGTCTGTATTGCATCGCGGAATTGCAAAACTTTAGAAATGGTTAAATCAAAACCTTGGGCAAGATCATTTATTTCATTGCCAAATGCTAAAGTGGTTTGCATTAGCGATGACAAACCAATCGCTGCCACGCTTACAGAACCACCCAAGGTTTTGAAATGACCGTATAGCGTTTTCAGTTCACTGCCAAGATCATCAAAGGATTTTTGCAAGTCTTTAGCTTGTGCTTTTGCTTTTGCAGTCGCTTTATCCCATTCGACTGTGACCAGACCTAGCTTTACAGTTAGTGAACCAATTGCAGCCATGACTATCCTTTCGTTGCCAGCTTATCTATCGCTTCCCAAATGGATTGGGCTAACCGCGATTGTACTCGGTCAATGTTGTTGCTTAGTGCTGGACGCATAAACGGATGCCAAGGTGTTCTTGCATTTCCAAATTCTTGCGAGATACCCACCGGCCTCTTTTTTGCCCAGACATTTTGAAATCTGCCACGCTTGTTCAATACCACGCGAAGTTGCGAATTTTCACGAATTGGACTGACTGTAACTCGCGCCATGTATTGTTCGCCATCGTAATACTTACTAGCTTGATCGCGGGATTGCGGCTTATGTGCCTTCATGTAGATATGATCGGCAAGTTGCCCAGTATCCTTTGGAGCAAAAGATTTTGCGTCTTGTAGCACAGGCTCCATTGCAAACAACATAGCCTTGCGCCAAATTGAATCGGTCTTAGCTGGCCCAATTTCGTTTTTTAATTCGTCCATTTTTTTGAACAAATCATCAAAACCTGAAACTTCAATTTGTTGGTTTTTGAAATCCAAACTCATCGCTTGAACCTCTTAATGTCAAAGCCTTTGGCTTGAGATACAAACCCCAATAGGCTATTGCTTACCGCTTTTTCTGACGGCATTTCAGCATCTGGATTTTTTGCGTATTCGTTGATCCAAGGAAAGATTTGATCAACCTTTGCCGCTGGAGAATTAGCGGCTCGCATATAGTTAAACACCGCAGTAGTTAGCGGTGCTAGTGCGTCAAAAATCGCTTTGTTGCCAAGCATTCCGTCTGCATACATAACCTGTATCTCGCTGAATAGTTCTTCGTCCAACGAATCGACATATTCTGCCGTATGTCCGTTGAAAACCATTGCAGCCGTTACTTGGCATCGCAATGACCTTCTTAGTTTTTTTTTGCTGTCGTGTAGTCAGGCTTGATTGCGTTTTCTATGACTTCGACAATCTCTTTGATTGCGATGTCAGGGAATTCCTCGGCAATTTCTTCGTATGACTCTGTAATCGATTCGCCAGTTACCGATTGCAGCAAGTGAAAATATTCTTCCACTCTTGTTTCGTGAATGGCAGTAAAGGTTGCAACCTTACGCACTGAATTACCATCTACAATAATGTCATTGTCTTTAATGACAATCGATTCTTTTGTAGCATTCAATGCCGCAATAAATTCTTCGCCACTTTCGGCAATAACATCGTTTATTGGCTTAGAAAGCCGCGCAAAAATTGCATCAATCTTTTCTTGCGATGGCGAAGTAATCCGTTCGGTCATTTCTTCCATTTCTCGTTTCAATGGAATTTTGACTTTCAGATCAAATGCTACTTCACCTAGCGTAATCTTGATCGTGCGAAGTTTGGCTTGCTCTCGTACCTTATCGTATCCTTTGCCTAGCTTGTCAGCTAACATCATCTTTCCTTGTCAGTATCTTGTTGTAGATTGTATTGTTAAGCCGTTGAACATAAGCCACAATTTCTTCTGGTGACATTTTGTCAGCATGGTTCTTGGCAATTTCATACGCCAAATAAATTGCAGTCAATCTTTGCTGTTGCCACCCAAACCAATTCTTATTTCCTGAATTGGCTTGGGTCAGCAAATACTGCAATAACTCGTTTGAGCCTCTTGTCGTGTCCATGTAAGTTAGCTATTCGACCAACCGTAGCTATTGCCACCCACCGGATGAATGGTGAACATGAACTTACCTTCAGCACTGACATTCATATCCCACTGCAAGCCACCAACGCGAGCATTGAAGGCGTATGCAACAGTATCAGTACCGTCATACACGGCAATGACATAGGTGCGGATAATCGTGCCATTGTAGCCATCATCACGAATCAGCAGTTGTGCGGCATTTGCCGGATTCCATGCAGCAGTGATGGTCATCGAAGTGACTTGGTTTTGCGTGGTGATCTTCGCACCAGTACGCGCACCAGCCACACCGTATGCAGCAAACGCATCGTCAGCACCAAATGCGGGAATGGTTTCAACCGGAACCAGATAGCCGGTAGTGCCAGTGCCACCCGCAGCAGTACCCACAATATCTTCCACTTGGGCAAGCCAAGTTGACAATTGTGTATCCGTCAGTGCAGTCGGAGTCGGATCAGCTTGCATCCAGAGAGTTGCGGTATATCCGGGCAAGACTTTATCAATAAGAGCCATGATTTTTCCCTTTGTGATTAGTGAATAAAATCTTGTCTTATGTTGGATTAGAAATGTACAAGGTGCAATCCAAAATAATTTGATTCAAACCTAGTTCATTATCGTATGTATTATATAGCCAAACTACATCTGCTTTGGAAAGAACAAATCCATCCGTAGTGCCAAACATTCCAGAATAGCCATGTAGTTCGTCAAGAATGGTTTGGCTAATTGAAAATGCCGTACCCATTTGTTGCGAAAATACACTAATCTGAAAGATCGGTGTATCTATACCTTTATTACCTTGTATTTGACCTGTGTATACAGGCTGATGCACATTCCTTAATTGCCATGTCAAGAAGCTAACTTCAGTCGCATAGTTGCGGTTAAAATTAGCGTAGACCGGCACATCCACAATCGCAGATAACTGCTGCTGGATGGCTTTGGCGTACTGTAGGACGCTGTTCTGGCTCATACTGGTGTCGTAGGGTCATTACGGTAGCAAATCATCGTAACGGACATTCTATCGTTCGATTCACGCACATCTGAGATACGCCAATCAAACCCGCGCCATGTAATGCTGTACAGGTTTTGGTTATCTACAATTTGTTTCATGTTGGGCGTGTAATTAAATGTCAGGTTTACTAAATCTTGATAAACCCTGTATTTTTCCGTAATTCGGAGTGAATTTGCCACATCCTGAACATACGCCCTAGTCGGGAACCATTCTGTAATGGTATAGGTTTGTGCGCCCATGTCCGATACACCATTGGTGACATGATTGACCACGCAATTTTCGTATCGGGCGATTGCCATTACATGACCAGCGTTTTGTAAGGCCGCAGCAAGACTTCCACCCCAAAAGGAATATTTTTCAATTGAGTAGTAGTTGTATTGGAACGGTTGTTGTACAAGTGCGTCAGCAATAGCAGTCCGGCTTGTTTAATGACCGGATACTGGCCTATCGGGTTTGCCTTGACCGTATACAGCACCTGAATCGGATTTGCCATCTGAGTGCTCATGGTGGTCGGTATGGCATTCAGGATAACTCTATTGCCGGTAGGATCGTAGAACCAGCCTGACGATGCAATCGTAGTCAGAGTTGGGGTTTGATCCCAAAACGACACATTGTTAATCGTCACACCAGTTGCGCCGGGAGATACTTCCGGCAGATCGAGATTGATCTGCTGGTTATATGTTCCCATGCTGCCGTAGTACACCCGATACTGAGTCGGAAAAATAGCGAACCCAAGAAAATCCTCAATAGCAAACCGAGTTGCTAGTTCGAGGCTAGTCAGATATGAATCCTGACTTTCATCCCCAAACAGGTTGAGTTGCTGAGTGATTTCCTCTAGCGTTAACCATGCAGTAGCCTGATCCCTCGTAACCTGCTCAACCTTTTCATAGTTGAACGGATTACGGGTATTAGACTCCCATGAACTAGCCGCTATTTGTTCAGCCATTACGGAGTCACCCCGATCAGTCGCACACCGGCAAATACATCACGAACCGTAGACACTACACGCTTTTCAGCAAACAGCGTTACATATCCGGGAGCAGTCTGGTCATAGCGTTTGATAACCATTTCCTCGTTATCGC